CCGTAAACAAATGGTGGACCTTGGTAGGTCATCGCGTGCGCATCTTCCGTTGTAAGGATAAGCGCTTGGCCGCGTGTCCGTAAACCAGCTAGAATAACGCCGTTGGTCTGAATGCGTAAATCACCAGCTTGATTGGTCGCTGCCGCCGTCCACAAGTTGTTGTTTTCTTGGTCAGACCACTTAACGGTGCGCGGATCGCCGCCAGCGCCAAAGCAGACAACAAATCGCTCCTCAGTCACCATCATAGCGTTACAGTTTGTCGGCGCGTTTGACAGCAGTGCGGCGTCAGTTGAAGCGTTTAACTGCCACTCATAGAGTTTGCCGTCGTCCGAATGCATTGCTAGAAGATATTCGCCCCAATTTTCCAAGCTCCAAGTCGTAGCTGGCAAAACCGTTTCAGCATCTGCTCTAGGTGTCCCGTAAGTTTCATTGCCGTATACGCCAGAGCCGTAAGCGGTGTTAATTGTTGCATTGACGCGGCCTATTGTAAACGTATTCGGCGTTATGTCAGAAGTTGTGCCGCCTGCGTTTATGACGTGCAATTTGTTGTGCGTGCCAGCGGCAATAAAACGATCAGTACCATTATCTTCCCACGCCATGACAGAGCGCGGAACGCCTGACAGATTAACGCTTTGGCGCTGACGCCAGCCGCCAATTGGACGCAATGCGCCCTCGTGCCAGCGAACAAGATTAACATCACGCCAGCGATTGGCAGACATCATGTCCGTTCCGTTTCTATGCGCGCCGAGCGGTATATTTAAAGGTATGAGCGGCATGTTTATCCTACGGCTTTGTCGGCCATGAAATACTGTTTGGAAATTCAGATTGCTGTGGCACTTCGCGGAGCTGCTGGCGGTAGGTTGTCATTTGGCTTGAGAGAGTTGCGTCTGACAAAGCAAGATAATCGGTTTCGGCAAGCAGGGCGTCACGTTTGGCGCGTTCAGTTGTGGCAAGTGCTGCGTCATATGCTGCAGTTTCATCTGCGCTTTTTGCCGTCACAGTCCAGCCTGTCGTCCAAGCCCCATTAACTAAAGTTGGCGCTGCGTTTTGGGTGCATGTGTGCGTTCTTTTTGTATAACTGGGCCTTTTTAAATATTTAACAGCTTCCACTCCATGCTCTTGCAAAGTTGCAACTGGTATCTCTCGCGGAAACGAAATATTTGGATTATCGCGGCGTAAATTGCCAATCGTGTATGGATATTGATCGACTGAGCCGTTTGTAATTTTAGCGAACATTTTAATCCTCTGCTTTGATTGCTACGTAAATAAAATTTTTATTGTTTTGATTTAATGTTCCTGCAGATGTATCGATACTCCAGCCGGTCGCATTTAGGCTAGCATACGTGGTGGATGCCTCTGCATTAGTTGAATTGGGATACAAAGCTGGATCATTAGAGCCAGTGTTAATTCCCCTAGTAGCATCAAAAATGTGCCATGCATCATCATCATCATATTTTTTAACAAGCAGCCATTGAGGTTCCCACCCTAAGTCAATAGTTGGACCTGTACTATTACCATTACCTGCATAACTACCACACTGAATCATAGAGTCATCCCCTGTTTCATGGGCAAAGAGGTAGGCAACGTAGGTTTGTCCATTCCCATTTACTTCACCAGAATTACCCACCGTAAAAACACTACTTGTAGGCCTTACTAGGCTTGAGCCATCGCCAAATCTAGTAGGGGCATAACCTGATAATGGAGCAGCAGTGCTGTTGAGTCTTAGTACCTCGGTACTCCTGTGTAAAACATCCCAGTCGTTTGCATTGCCCAGTTCCTTAATCATAAGCATGCCTACTGTGCTGTTTAAACTATGTGCTATTTCTCGTCCTGCTGTTCCATTGCCTGTATATGTAACTACATCAAAAAATTTAGGGGCTTTGCGAAAACTCCACGAGACAAATGTTTCACCAGATTTATTAACGCGATTGCCGTTTGGTACGGTAAATCCAGTAGACGAGAAGCCGTTAGAAAAATAATCTGGTGAGCCGTCAAATTGTGCAGTCGTAGAATCAGAAATCAGAACGTTATTACCTCTTTCTGTGTCGATTAAAACATTATTGTCCGCACTTGATCGTTTCTTAATCCAAGTCAAACCGCCCTCACCAGACATGTCTAAACCTGTGTTTATCGCCTGATTTGATCCATTCCCGGTATAAATATCAGTACTGAACACATCCTCTATAGCAACCGCACCGCCTGCCGCCGTACCAGCCGCGCCGCCTAAAAGTTTACTCGCGATCGTCATTATGCGAGCGCCTGTCCAACAACCAAGCCGTACCAAGTTGTGCCGCCATCGTGTGTGATAAATGTAAACAAATCCACGCCATCGTTTGTTGCTGTCAAAGTTGGTGCTGTCGCCGCTGGCCAATCGACGCTAGATGGCCAAGTTATCGTTTTTGCACTCGCGTTCTGAATGACCTTCAGCGTGAATGCTGACACGTTGCCCGTGCTTGCTGGGTTACTGAACGTGTAAGTTACGTTTTCTGTCAAATCGTGGACAAAGTTTGTACCGTCACGCATGTTTAAAGTTGCTGCGTTACTGGATGAGGTTACTGTAACGCTATCCTCAACGATACCGCCAGAAAATGTTACGACGTTGTTTGCGTCTGAGGTAACAACCTTGCTTGCTTCGCTTGTGCCTAGAGAAGCAACATTCAAATAACCAATTTCAGTGTCCGATACGTTTGCAACAACTGCTTGCTTGGCGTTTAATTGTGTTTGAATTGCAGACGTGACGCCCGAAACGTAGTTAAGCTCGGTTGTCGTAACGGTTGCGCCGTTTAGAATTTGAAACTCGGCGTTGTCTACGCCGCCGAGTAAAGTTGAAACCGTGTCCCAATTGCCATTCAGAAAAGCTCCCCAAGCATCCTCATCGCCGTTTACGGCAGGCTTGTTAAAGCTATAGTGTGTCGTTTGAGTCGCCATTATGCAGCCCTTTCAAGTAAGTCAGATTTTGTCCAATTTGTGTTTGCCGCCGCCGCCTCAGTCCACTTTATCTCACACGCTGCAGTCATCGAGCTTGTGGTCGCCAAGTTGCTTAATACAGCAGAAAAGACGCCGCTTCCGACAATTGCCGTTGAGGAAACGCAAGCGATAGTTGAGCCAGAAATAACGTCAAACACAGCGCTTGCTGTGACGCTGGAGGCGCAGGCGATTGTAACGCTCGTCTCACGAATGCGCTGACCCGCTGCTGTGGCAGACGATGTGCCAGCAACAACGCTTGCAGCGTTTTCGGTTTTTTCATTTATGCCATAGTTAAACGTGCCATATGTGCCAACGCCGTAGCCGGGGCGTGTCCCAGTATATATACTGTATTTTATAGCGCTGGCAGATGCGCTTGACGTGGCTTGAATGCTTGACTCACCGTCTGCATAAATCCGTACTATTTCGGCAGCGCTCGACACGCTTGCAGCGCAAGATGATGTCGCAGCACCGTTTTGAATTAACTGACCAGCCGCGCTAGCAGATGCAGCGCAAGCTGCAGTTGCCGAGGCATTTGTAAACCCATCGTCTACGCCTGCCGATCCTAGTGCGCTGGCTGATACGGGGAAGAAACCTAGCATTTACAGCACTCTTACTTTTAGATTTTGCGCTGCAAGTGATTTTATTTTGACGCTTGTTGAGCTAGGAAACTCAGCTTCATAGTCCGTTCCATTTATGGCCATCCGCACAAGTGCCTCACTGTCGTAATTTATTGTTACACCGTCCGAAATCGGGGCTGTTGATCCAGATGCAATGTATGTTGCAATCATTAAATCCAGCGTATTTCCAAGGGTAATGTGATTGGCGTCTGCGACTGCATCTAATTGGGCTTTATTCATACGGTTATTGGCTGTTGCTAGAGCCTGTTGTAGTGCGCTCAATTCAGTGTTTGTAGTAGCATTTGCCCACGTTTCAGAGCCGTAGGTAGCATTGGTATTTACTTGCCAAGTGCCAGAGTTGTTTTTAGCAATTGAGCGTGTGCCGTTTGTATTGTGAAGCACCTTCCACGTCACATGATTATCGGTTGAAATTGCATAGCTTAATGTGCCACTGCCAGCCGTTTCGTCGGCTACCATAGAGTTAATATCAGTCCATGAGCTGCTGTCGATTTGCCCAGAAGCTGCTGTGACAGATGGAAAATACTGACTTGTGGGGTATGTTTCTGACCCAATCAGCCACTGTTTAAAAATTCCAGCCGCACCCTTTTGTGCATAAAAATGTTTCCCAGTGGGTGAGAAACCAAAACTGTTTTCAACGAGATTCGCTATTGTTGTACCAGATCCGTGTGTAGAGATATCCCAAGCCGTTGAGAGGGTAAAAAACTTAGTGGTGCTTGAGCCAAATTGATCGCTGCAAATCAAAGATTTACCATCCGCGCCTAATGCAGCAGAGGTAATTCTGGTCATAATACTACTACTTTGTTCACTATCTAAACTGCAACTATTGATTATGTCATAACTATTTGTCATCGTAAATTGTCGGATATTTCCTCCGCCTTGTAGATATCCGTCTATGGCCCGAAAGCCTGTAAAACCATCCTTAAACATAACCGCTTTAATTTCTGAATTAGACGAGAGGCTAGTAGTTGTTCCGACGTAAGTTACGGTTGAACTAAGATCATAAGCAGTCGCAATTCGGTATTGATGTATCGCACCGCTGCTGCCTCTATTTACATAGAAATTTTTACCGTCTGGTGAAATTGACATGCTTCCGTATGACCCACTTAATGCAGCGCCAATTTGAGTCAATGTGATTTGGTTTCCAGAATTTGTATAAGATAGAGTAGACATGTCAAAGGGAGTTGAAGCGTTTAAACAAGTTAGTTTGGGTGGGTTTGATTCATCCACAAAAAAGACTTTGTCTCCAGAAGCGGAAACTACAATGCCACCGCTGTGAGCGCTGCTAACCGATCCACCCGCACTTGTTACTATCCCATGCAGGGCAGACGAAGTTGTAGTTGGGGAAGTTGCAGAAAAAGGTGATGCAAAATTATAGCCGATTTCGCTTGCAGAAATCGTTAGGCCGCTACCATCACTCTTTGCAACACTCCCGTGCATATCCCACGCACCAGAAGCTATTGCGTTTGTATTCGTAAAATTGGTCGAACTAGTGTATCCCCCAGCCGCTGAAGTTAAAACCGCAACTCCGCCATTTCCAGTGATTGTTTTACCAACGTCTGAAGAAGAAAACGATCCTGATCCAAGCGAAAAAGTGCCTGATCCAACAGCACTTGGTGTAAGCGTGACGGAGGTTGCTTCATCAAGGCGCGTGTAATTGCTGGCACTGGAATTTACATCCCAGTTGCCTTTGGAACTTAGCCCAGCTTGAGCGATTTCTTTGAACACAGAAACATTTGGAACCGGGCTGATTGCACTAGTAAGTGTAATGCTAGCTTCTTCATTATTGGAAAATGTTTTAGTAAGCGTACCAACCGCTGACGCAGCCCCAGAGGATGGCGCAGCAATATTAATACTTGCACCCATTCCGCTATGATTCGAGCATTTGTACCAAAGTGCAGGCGCATCTTGCTCAAGCTTTATCTCAGTGTAGCTGCCTTTTGAGCCGGGTGTTCCAACCGTGCGAACGCCTGTTGAATAAGTGCTGCCGTCAGCGCTGCCAGATGCCAAAACGAGAGGATGCCCTGCATTTGTGTAAATGTTCTGGTGGATGCGATAAGTTATGCTGGGAAGCATTGTGATAATTTGCTGGCTTGTGCCATCAATTACAAACTTGCCGCCTGCAACAGTGGCAGTCATTTCTTGCGTGAAATCAGAGTCAACAGCCGTGATAAACACGTTATGAGTGCCGCTAGCAAGCGTAATGCAATTATTGCTGTTTGAACTAAGCTGAACTAAAGTATCCAAGCGAAAAAGCCTAGTTCCAGCGCTGGAGCTGTACACTGCCTCACCAATTTCAAAATCAGTGCCGTTTTCCGCTTCGATGCAGTAGCGCAAAACATCGCCATCCACAACGCCAGCCGTGGCAAATGTGACAAAGCCGTCAGCCGCACTTCCGAGCGTAATTGTACTCGTGCCAGTTGTCGTTGTTGTCATTTTAGCTCTGTTAAAAAGCTTGCTCATGTCCGCACCTAGTCTAGTGTGATGTCTAAATTGCCTGCCGGGATGCGGAATGCGTCGCCGTCGTTAATTGTTTTTGACGCCGACAGCGCAGAGTAGACGATCATGTTGCCGCCGCTGCTCGCGTCAAAGACAGCCAAATGCGAAACTGCCCCCCAGTTGCCGCCAGAAGCAGCCGCAAATTCAACTGCGGCAGAATTGGTTGCTTCGTTGCCGCTGACTGAAAACGCTACCGTTTTGCGCGCGTAGGCGTTGCCACTAATCTCGGTGCCGCCGCCAGCTTCGCCCGGTGCGCCAGTAAACAGGCCGATAAACCAAGCCGTAGGGCGTGTGACGCTCGTTGCGGTGAATGTGTAAGTCAGTAAGTGCGTCTCGTGCGCGTTCGTAAAACTCATGTTTTTGTCTCCATATCGAGCGGTATTATGTTACCATGTGTCATCTGGTTTAGAAAGAAGTGACGCGCATGCGAAGCCCAGAGCCAGCATTTCGCGTATTGTCTGAGGAAGTTTGCATTGAAGCGAGCGCAGCGGCGTACATTGCCCCCCAAACTTGCAGGCGCGCGTCGTCAAGCAAATATGGCGCTGCCTGCATCAACGCGCCGTATAGGTAAATGTCAGGCGCGTCTGCCAGCACGAAGTTTGATGTATTGCTGTCACTTAGCGCGGGTATCTTAGCGTAATACGTGAGCTGCGCTGTATAATCGCCGTCTGGCGTTGGATAAAGCTCGATTTGGTCGCCAATGTGGGCGTATTGCTTGGGGCGTCCTGACGTATTGCCGCTACTTTCGCGCTGAGTTAGCATTGCGTCTAAGCTGACCAGCTCAAGGCGATGCGTTGTGCCACTTGTGATGCCAAGGCGCACAGTTTCAAGATGATCGCCGGGAAGTTGTACAAAGCGCGTGTCAAGCGTTGCATTATCGCGGTCAATCATTTGCAGATGCCGCAAATCCCGATTTAATGCCGCCTCAGTCAACGCAATGAAATCGGGAATAACGGAAGTTAAATCATCCCGATTGAGCCAGCTCGCTATAGCGGTTTTTAACTCTGCGTAAGTGGTGATGCTCATTGAAAAGACCTCAACAAATGTTTATATTGCAGGGATGGGAGAAAAATTATGGAAAATCCGTTTGACTTGAATGACCCGCAAGCAATGCGAGAAAATATTGTGCTGCGTGCAATCCATTTGGACAGAAGTGACTTAAAGCAACTTGAGGCGTTTGATGCTATGGTCTGTGGCGCACTTGGCCTTGATGCTGAAGATGTACCGCCGCAATTCATCTTTGACTCTCTCTCAGTTGCATAAGGTAATCGACTATTTCTTGAGTAAATTCTTGCCCCGGAAGTTGAGTTTTCATCGCATAAGTCTTGTGGCTATCTGAAAAAGGCTGACCTTTTTTAGTAACTTTATTTTTCATGTCATTGTACGTGTCTCGGAACAGCAAGCCCTGATGCACGCGAGGAATGCCGCCAAGATATTTACCTTTAAGCTGCGTGTTGTAAGTTGAATGCGGTACTGTGGGCGTTTTTAATAAACCTGAGCTTGTGTCAATTTTTCCTAATGCCATGCCAGCCGTGCCAGATGGGCTTTGAATTTGATCAGGGTCAGTTACGGCAAGCCTCATTTTTGCTGGACTAGGAAAGCCCATTTTTTGAGCTGGAGACGTGTCCATAAGGCGTATAAACGCTTTACGAATATCTGGAGCTGCTTTTTCAACGTAATCGCGTAAATCTGGATTAAGTATTCCCGGCCAGTTAGGGTCAACGGATTTTTTCATAGCAGCATCAAACAACTTGGCGTCTTTTTTCTTGATTGGAGCCAGTTTTACCATTTCGGCCATCGTTGCGGCAGCGAAGTTGGTAAAGTCTACAGCATCAGGAGCCATGCCAATTGTAACGCCAACAACATCTTTTTCTTCTTTGTTGGCTTTTTTTATAGCCTCGTCTCTTAACCGCTTAACAATGTTTTGAGCTGATGCCCAAATTGAGCCGTCTGCTTGTGCCGCCGGGCCAACCATAAAATCAGCGCCTGCCTCGGTCACAACTGACTTGTCAAACTTCATATCGTCAATGCCAGTTATCTCAAGACCGCCGCTTGATTTATCGCCAAAGAACGGCAAGGCAATTTTACCAAGTAAGCCTTCAATGTCAGCCTCTTTTCTTGGAAGATTTACTCCAAGATCAGTGCGCTGCACTTCCACCTCTGAAAGAGGTTTATCCATTTTTGTTTTTTGGTAACCGAGCGGATCAAGCTCTGACTTTGTCATCTTTGAAGCATCACTTGCCAACAATCCCGCCGCGCCTGCCGACTTGCTCGCGTTGGCGTAGAAATCTTCCAGCTCTGGCTGCAAAAAACCTTGCAAAATAGAGTTGGCACTGCGCGGATCTAAAATCTGGCGCTGTGTAGCTGTCTCCAGAGCGGCCTGCACGCGCTGAATAGGAGCGGCATTTATGTTGGCAGGGTCTACGCCGTTTTGCGTCAGTATGTCAGCCAATTCGGGCTTTGCGCGAGCGTGCTGGCTAAGTACAAGCGCGCCGACGCTGGCGTTGGCGTTTGCTGTTGTAACAGGTGCAGAAGCAGATGGCCGCATCGCGTTTACAGCAGCGCCACCGCCGAGCATAGCCGTGCCAGCCGTTTGCATGGCCGCACCCAGCATTTCGTCATCTGTCAGCAAACCTTTTGCAGCCATGCCGGGATTTTCTATACCGCCGACGAGCGCGCCGAGCGCATCCGTGATATAATCCTTAAACCGTGTTTGCAGCTTGCCACCTTTGAAGGCGTCGAGCAGGCTCATGCCAGCGGGGCCAGCGACTGGCAGCATGCTGGAGACATTCTTGCCCTCAAGGCCAGCCTCGCCAGATGTGTCTAAAAGGCCGCTGAGAGAGTTTCGCTTTCTGTATTCACGGCGCAGGAAGTCAATCTGAGACGGCGCGCTATATTGCGCGGCGTCTTGCAGATATGCGTTGAAGTCGCTGGCAGGCAGCGAAAATATGTCGAGAGTTTGTGACAAGTGTCAGATGGCCTTAACCGTGTTGCGCGTGCGGTATTATGTTACCATAGCGCTACAGAGGTGGCCAATTTTGGCGTTAAGCTATTCCAGCGAGATTTCTGCGTATCGGCTCGCGTGAGCTGGTAAACATGCCGCTTTGGGCAACGC